TCTATTGACGTTATAGAACACTCTGAGTCTATAGAGATGTCTATGGATCAGATGGGCATGGAGATTGAAAATAAGAGCCATGACATCAAGGTAATCAAGCGTGCCACAGGTGGCAAATTATGCGTTGAGTCAGTTCCCCCTGAAGAGTTTTTTGTGGACCGTAACGCCAGGTCTGTTGAAGATGCTTATATTGTTGCACACCGGGCAGAGATGCGCGTTGGTGACCTAGTAGCAATGGGATATGATTTTGACGATGTTATCGACCTGGCCGGAATTACAGAAAACGACACACTAGTAGACGAGGAAGTCTATGCTAGGACCGGGTACAGCCGGGACACGGATGAAACGGATCCTAAAGACCCCTCCATGAAGATAATCCTTGTCACAGAGGCTTACATGAAAATGGACGTTGAGGGTTCTGGCGTTCCCATGATGTACAAGTTTTTGACGGCAGGCACTGGTTATAAAATTCTGGATATGGAATCCTGTGACAATGTTCCATTCGCTATTTTTGAGTGCGACCCTGAACCCCATGCGTTCTTTGGTAGGTCTATCGCTGACTTAATCATGAATGACCAGGACGCATCTACAGCTATGCTTAGAGGTGTTTTGGACAACGTAGCACTAACGAACAACCCTGCAATTGATGTGGTAGAAGACCTGGTAAATATGGATGACGTACTCAATAATGAGATAGGCGCTATCCGTAGGATGAAGCAGATAGGTGCTATCCAGGCAAATCCCGTACCGTTTATTGCTGGCACTACACTGCCGGCTTTACAGTACATGGACCAACAGGTACAGGAAAAGACCGGTGTATCCAGGGCGTCAATGGGACTAGATCCTGACGCGCTGCAGAATGCTACCGCTACTGCTGTTGCCACAACTATGCAGGCTGCCGCCGGCCAGGTTGAAGTTATCGCAAGAAACTTTGCTGAGGGTGGTATGAAGCGCATGTTTAAACTGATGCTGGAGGAGATGATTAAGAACTCCACAGACGAGGTTCACATGCGTCTAAATGGGCAGTTCGTACCTATTGACCCCAGGGTGTGGAATACCTCAATGGACGTCCAAATTAATGTGGGCCTTGGCACTGGCAAGGAAGACATGAAGATGGCCGCGTTAAATCAAGCCCTGACTATGCAGATGCAGATATGGCAAAATTACGGTCCTTCCAATGGGCTAGTATCCATGACACAGATACGCAATACTATGGCGGATATGTTAGCCTTGAGCGGAGTAAGGAACTCCGACAGGTACTTCATGCCGATGGATCCACAGACTGAACAAATGCTAATGCAGCAGGCTCAGATGACGCAGCAGCAAGCGGCACAGGGCCAGCAGGACCCGAACCAGGCATTCTTGGCGGCTGAACAAATGAAGGCCCAAACGAAAGCACAGACAGACATGATGAAGCTACAGCTAGATGCACAGAAGGCTGCTGCTGACGATGACCTGAAGCGAGATCAAATGGATCAAGATTTAATTGTTAAGGCTGCAGAGGTTTTAGGTAAGTACGGAACCGCTGTGGATGTTGCAGATATAAAGAGGGCGCAAAACGCTCCAAGGCAATAAATGGCAGATGATACAGAGATAAGGGCATCAAAAGCGCGATCCCTTCTTGCCGATGATAATTTCAGAACCCTGATGCAGGAACTGAGGCAACGGCAAACAGAAATTTTCTTCAATTCAGCACCTAGCGATACTGAGTTGAGGGAAGAGGCGTACTCAATGATGAGTGCATTAAATAAAATTGAGGCACATTTAGAGTCAGCTATTACTGATGAGAAAATCCTCAAAAAGCGTAAATAGGAGTCAGGACCGTGACATCGACTGATGAGATTATTATAGATAATGACGGCACTGTTGATAGTGTCGCAGATACACTAATTTCAAATCCACAGCCTGAAGATGAGGCTGCCGACCTGGAAGAACCAGAGGCAATTGAAGACTCGGAAGAGGCTTTGGAAGACCCCGAAACCGATGAGTCGGATGAGTCGGATGAAACCGATGAAACCGATGAAGAGGTGGAGGACCAGGATGAAGAGCAAGACCATGAGGAAGCCGGTCAGGAGGAACTTTACGCCGTCAAAGTAGACGGAGAAGAACGTGAAGTAACCCTCAATGATCTTAAGCAATCCTATTCGGGCCAAGCTTACATCCAGAAAGGAATGCAGGATGCCGCTGCGCAAAAGAAACAAGCGGAAGAGGTATACCATGCACTCCTTCAAGAGCGTGAACAAATGTCACAGCTTTTGAACCAGCTGCAAAGTGGCGAAATGCTTAAGGCTCCAGAGCCGCCTGATAGCGAGTTAGTTAAGACTGATCCTATCGGCTACATGGAGAAGAAAGCAGCGTATGACGCGGCCAAGATTGATTTTGATAACCAGCAGCAAGTAATTGCCGAGGCTCAAACTCAACAGGCACAGCGCATGCAGTTCGCACAGCAAGCCAATCTGCAACAAGAGATGGGCAAGCTGGCACAGGTTATACCGGAGTTTGCCGACCCAGAAAAAGGAGGCAAATTAAAAGAAGACTTGGTTAGTTATGGTACGCGACTAGGATACTCTGAAGCGGAACTAGGCGGTGTCACAGATCACCGTGCTATCGTGGTTCTGCACAAAGCTAAACTATGGGATGACTTGCAGGGAAGTAAGGGCAAGGCAAAACAAAAAGTTAGTAATGCCAGACCAGTTGTTAAACCAGGCGCCAAGAAATCTAGCCGCGCAACCTCTCAGAAGCGGTCACAGGAAATTCAAGCTCGGATGAAAAAAACCGGTAATGTCGAAGATATTGCCAAATTTTTATTAAGCTAACTAACTAGGAGCCTATCATGGCCGTTAATACAAATACTAACGAGACATATGACGTCTCAACGATCCGCGAGGATCTCCAGGATGCTTTGATTAGCATTTCTCCAACTGACACTCCTTTCATGACTGCTATCGGACGTAAAAGTGTCGATAACACTTACTTTGAATGGGGCGTTGTAGAACTTGCATCTGCTGACAGCGCCAACCGTGTTGTTGAAGGTGAATCAGCCCCAGGCAATGACGCTGCTACTAACGCAGTTCGCCAGGCTAACTACACTCAGATCTCTGACAAAGTAGTTGAAGTATCTGACACCGCTAACGCCGTAAATGGTGCTGGTAATGCTCAGACTACTGCCAAGCAGGTTGCATATAAGCTGAAAGAGCTAAAGCGCGACATGGAAACCATGCTCACAGCTAACGTAGCTGCTTCTGCTGGCGCCTCTGGTACTGCTCGTCAGACTGCTGGTCTGCCCGCGTTCCTGCGTACTAACGCTGATCGTGGAACTGGTGGTGCTGATGGTACTACTTCCGGTACTGGCACAGCTGGTTACGTTGATGCTGCCGCCACTGACGGTACACAGCGTACTGTAACTGAGGCCTTGTTGAAGTCAGTTATTGCTGACTGCTGGGATCAGGGTGCAGAGCCTTCAATTGTTCTCTGTGGATCTTCACAGAAGCAAACCATCTCTACCTTCACTGGTAACGCCACCAAGTACAAGGACATCAGTGACAAGACTCTGTCTGCTGCGATCGACGTTTACGTCTCAGATTTCGGCGAGCTCACGATCGTTCCGAGCCGTTTCAGCCGTAGCCGTGACGTTCTGGTCCTTGACCCGAACTACGCTCGCGTTGCATACCTGAAGCCTACCTCACAGAAAGCTTGCCCGCACAGGTCACGCGGAGCGCAGGCTGATTTCTGTCGAGTATGGTCTCCAGATCGACAACGAAGCTGCACACGGTGTAGTAGCTGACGTAAGCTAAGAGGAGTAGGTAGGGCGGTCTTTCGGGGCCGCCTTACCCTTTTTAGGAGGACTTATGAAGAAAGGTAAAAAGAAGAAGTGATTACCGAAAAGATTGTAGAGGAAGATGGCAAAATTCAGGTTGTTAGGGAGCAGGATTGCGCTGGTCTACTAAAAACCTTGAAGAAAATGCGAGAACTTGCGCCCAGGCATTCAGGCCAGGATCGCACAAGGTGGGTAGGATCTATCCCCTTGGTAATGGCTGAGGAGTGGTCCAGGGAATGCGGTGCAGCAATTGGCACGAAAGAATACGCACAATACATCAAGAAAAAACTTGCAGACCCAGACTACAAGAATTTGCTTGTTAGGGGACAATGAACGAAGAAAATCAATATGCGCAGCTGTTACTATCCATTGTGGCGTATACTAAGGGTAGGTGGTGTATTGATGACGTTGTTGCATTTTATGAATATATTTTAGAAGAAATGCAGGAACAGGAAAGGCCCGACTTAAAAATAGTAGCGTTGGAATTTAGTGATGACGGAAGCAGAGATTGAAGTCCTGATTGAAAAGTGTGCAGAGCGTGCTGCTGAGAAGGCATTACTAAAAATAGGTCTTTCAGATGAAAGCGCCTATGACGATGTCAGAGAATTGCGAGGTCTTTTGGAGGCTTGGCGAGACACAAAAAAAACGGTAGGCCAGACCATAGCAAGATGGGTAACGACCGCCATCTTAGTGGCTCTGGCCGCATCGGCTTATATGAAGGTGAAATAATGAAAGACAAACTGATCGCCGCTGTTACACAGGCTGGAAATCACATGAAGCAAAAAGTCCAAGAGCAGGATCCTAAACACCTAGTTATAGGCATTGCGGCTTTCGCGTTAATTTTAGTCGTGGCCGTGGTTGTATGAATCTAAGCTCGTTAATCGGTCCTGTCAGCCAGCTGCTTGACAAGGTAATCGAGGACAAGGACCAGAAGGCCGCCCTGGCGCATGAGATAGCCACGATGGCTGAGAAGCATACCCAGGAACAGGTTATGGCTCAGATTGAGGTGAATAAGATTGAGGCCGCAAGCCCGTCTCTTTTTGTCTCAGGATGGAGACCAGCAATCGGTTGGATCTGCGCCCTTGGAATGGCCGGTAACTTCATAACTATTCCTTTTACCAATATGATTCTGGAAATTGCAGGATATGACGTTGCGCTGCCTTTGATCGACATGGAAACCCTTTTGCCGGTTTTGCTTGGCATGTTAGGGTTGGGCGCCATGAGGACAGTTGAAAAGGTAAAACAAGTTGACCGCAAATCTTAAGAACTTCACCCTGGCTGAGTTCGCTTGTAAGTGCGGGTGTGACTCTGACGGGTCAGAGATGCAAGACTCTATCCTCCAGGCTGTCCAGGACTTTAGAACTGCCCTGGGGTTCCCCTTCCCCATCACCTCTGGGTACAGATGCCCAAATCACCCCATAGAAGCCCGAAAATCGACTCCTGGAGCGCATTCTAGGGGACTAGCGGTGGATATAGGGGTCAACCGAGAACGCGCCTTAGAACTGCTTAAAATGGCTCTAAATGATGGCAGAATCAAAGGCGTTGGAATCAATCAGAAAGGTAATGCTAGATTTATCCACCTGGACACTGACGACCGCACGGCCATCTGGTCCTACTAGCCGCATTTGTCTGCGGTAAAACCCCCTACCTATTATTCCGCAAAAAAACCTATCAGCCCGGTTGTACGGCTATTTTTTTTAAAGATATTGCAAAAGAGGAGTGACCCCCGGAGAGGAGAGGTTCTCCGAGGGCCGCAGCATGTGGTGGGTACGGGAGGTACTGCTGCAAAACAATAATACCAATTTCCCCTGCTATCAAAAATACTCAAATGTGTTGTTTAATCAACAAATAGCCATTATAATCGCCTTTCCATTCAACCACGGGAGGTAAAAATGGAACTAAATATACAAAGGGTTGCCGAGTTCATCGGTGGACCTAAAAATCAAGATTGGGAAAACGGATTTCTGGCCGGCCAGAAGGGTGACGATTGCCCTGCTACTGCGTCACAGGAATATCAAGACGGTTTTGGCAGAGGCTATGCAGCTGCTGAGATGTTAGAAAAAAACAACAGCTGGTTCAAAGAAAGGGGGATGATGAAATGAGTCTTATTGAGATACAGCAGAAACTAAATGTGCCGAAAGCACGCACCAATAGCTTTGGTAAATATAAATATCGCAGCTGCGAAGACATATTGGAGGCGGTGAAGCCACTGCTGAATGTATATGGATATTCTTTGATTCTGTCAGATAAAATTGTCGGTGTTGCTGGAAACGCATACATCAAGGCCACAGTACAGCTTGTTGACAGTGATGGCGCTGTTAAGTTTAGTGCTAATGGATTTGCAAGAGAGTCGCAGGAAAAGAAAGGTATGGACGATAGCCAGATGACCGGCACAGCTTCATCCTACGCCAGGAAGTATGCTCTAAATGGTCTTTTTGCAATTGACGATACCAAAGACGCTGATACCGATGAGTTCCACAATGAATCCAAACAAGCGCAAAAGAAAAGCCC